ATGTAATTGCTTGCCGCATTAAATAGCATGCTCATGCCGCTTGAGGTTCGGTTGTGTTGTCCCGTTGCCGTTCCAGCAAAACCTGAAGTCATATCGGGCATTGAGGTCACTTCTTGAATAAACATCTTAAAATTATCTTGCAATAGTTTGAGTTCATTCAAAATGCTTGGAACAGGCACAAAAGTAACGGGCGGGGCTGTCACACCCTCTAGCGTCTTAAGTGGCCAAACGCCCCAAGGTTTAATGCCCTCAAACTTAAATCCATTTACCATACGGCTTGTGTCGTAAATGACTTGAGGCCCCGCAGCAATACCCATATTGTCCACCATTGCACGGGCAGAAGCATTAACGATATCTTGTGGGTCACGCATCTTTTCTGGAACGCCACGACCCCAAATGTTGTAAAGAACTTTTTCATAGGGGCAAACCATAAATGGAATGTAGGGCTGTTCCATTGAGCTGATAGAAATTTTAATGCAATAATTTCCAACAGTCCAAATACAGGCCATATACTGTTCATTTTTGTTTGAACCTTCTGGGAAATCAACGCCCGCTTTTTCTAATTCTTCTCCCGATATATAACCCCAATATTCAAGGGCCACATAACGGTCTCCACGTACCAACGGAGTCTGACGCTGGTTAAGTGAATACACACGGCTTTCCCATACTTCGGCAGTCCAGTTACCTTTTGGATACGCACTTAGCACCTTATCAATTTCTTCTTGTTGGAATCCTTCAACTCTTGATAAATCAATTAGTTGTGTTTTATTTAACACTCTTCTATGGATAGCCCACATACAATCTTTAATGCAAAAAGCAGACGGATCAGGATAAAACTCAAAGGGAGAAACCGTCTCAAATTCGGGCAAGGGGTCTTCATTTGGAACAACGAGTTTAAAAACTTTTTTTACTTCTTTTTTAATTCCAATCATGCTTTTTATTTTGGTGGCCATGGTTGGCGATTCCTCTTCATCAACAAGAATCCATTTGCTTTTTTGCTTACTACCAGCAAACGGGCCTTTGACAACCATTGTTCCAAGAATAACCAAATCTAAAACACCCGAAGAAAATTTTTCTAACCAGTGATTTTCTTTGAGTTGATCAGAAATTTTTACACGCATATTATCGCAAGCGATATTAGCAGCGACAATTTTTGTTTGAAGGTCTTGTGGTATGGAAGCCTTTTCTGCTTCTGCTACGCTTTTAAATCCCAAAGAAACCAAGTCTGGGTCTGGCGTGGGTTTGATATCCCAGGGATAATCATCTCCACCAGCCATCGTAGCCATAATTTGTGCATAGGCAGCCATTGATTTCATTTGCGTAAAGTTCAGGAATAAACCAGATTTATTAACTTCATCATCTGATTGGTAGTCAATCCCGTCAAACATCATCTTGGATGATAACCATTTTTCCTGCTGCAAAAACCGCAAGTTCCTGCACCAAGTGAACTTATCTTGTACAACCTTGGCAATACCTGTGGTCATTGAATAGGGTTGACCCTGTTCAATATTTCCAAATTCCATAACCATTTATAGACTCCTAGTAACCGATCTTTTTGTTGTGGGGCTTCCATTGATATTTTACCTCATGCGATTTATTTAAATCGGGTGGTGCCACGGCTTTATCCCATGCCGTAACGGCATATCTAAACGCATCCATAAGGTCATCATCTTTCTTAAAAATATCTCCATTTTCCTTGAATCTATATAGCCGCATCTCTTTCAGAGTATCAACGCAAGACTCAAAAACAAACAATTGTTCAGAGGCTATTTTGGCACGAATAAATGATATTCCGTAGTTGACCCTATTATCTGCAACGAGCAACCGATCTTCATCAAAAATATCCTGAAACATTTTGTATGGAGAGTCTCCACTGGCAATAGATCTTTGTCTCGAATTAGGATCAATCGCAAATCGGCAAGGCCAATCTCTTAGTTTATAGGCATGATATATAGAAGTTTCGCCTGATTGTTTATACTCCTGATGGATATAACCTACTCCAGAATCATCATCAATGGACAGCCTGACGGCACAGGTTGGGTGTGAAATACCCACATCAAGACCCGCAATAGTTCTCCAGCGATTGTGGATTATAAAATCAGATATTACATATTCCGATTCATCAAACTGATATACTTTGCCCGTTCCAATGGTAGGCTTACCATACTTTCGGCTTTCTATTTCGTGTGGACTTAGGCCCGCAATCTGTAAAGCCTTGTCTTCTTCTGACAAATGAGTGACGTCATCCCAAGTAAGGAAGTGAACTCCATACATATCGTCATAATTATTCATTATTTCGTCACAGAGGGGGGTTACGCCCTTCAAAGGGGTAAAGGTCAGGAAAACATATCCAGAGGCCGCAATCGTCCTCATTTTGGCTTCTTTATAAATATCTTCAGGTGGTTCCTCGTCACACCACACCAAATCAACGGTTGATCCCTGAAACTTTTCTCGGCCCTGATCGTATGAAAAGAACTGAATGATGCTGGTTCCACCTGATTTATGCCTAATTCTGCAAATATCAATGGCACCTGGAATACCACCCTTACGAACGGGGTCTCCAATGATGTTTGGTTTTGGTATAAGCCCAGTGCCCCATTCGCCCAGTTGTCCAAATAACTTCTCTTGTAGGGTATCTCGGACACGAGTTGAAGATTCCCCAGCCACCCAAACGGTGACGGGCCTATCAAACTTAATGCCCTTATACCAAGATGGGTACTCGCCCGTTAGGTGATAAGCCACAAAAGCCGAACCAACCGTGGTTTTACCCGACTGATTACCCCCGAATAAAGCCACAATTTTGTGCTCATCGTTCATAAAATCCAACTGTTTTGGGTAGGGTTTGAAGTTTTTAAGTTTATTTTCCCGCTCTCGGCGGCTCATTTCCATTTCTAAAAGTTCTAATTCCTTGCTAAAATCCATGTTTTCACCAATGTTATACTATAGTTAGGTTTGACTTGCACTCACAACCAAGGAGTACAAAATGGCTAAAAATACCAACTTTGAGTCCGATATGAAAAAATCAGGACGAGAAGAGTTTGCACAAGAAAGTGCAAAAACCGAGCAAGGTAAGGGTTCCAAGGGCTTTGCATATCCCACTGAAGGATATGTGGCTGTTGTTGAATAACTTAACCTCAAAAGGTTTTGCAAACAAGGGGCTAAACGGCCCCTTTTTTGTTTATTCACTGTCTTTTTCCTCGCTTTCTTCAATTACTTCGGCCTCTAATTCGTTTTCTGGCGGTGTCCAACCCTCAGAACGCAAGGTATCCTTGACTTTGGCCATCAATTCTTCTTTTCTTCGCTTTAATTCTTCATCCGACACAGATTTTATGTCCTCTTCTTGCCTAAAAACCTGTTTATCTTGGAATTTTTGACTCATTTGAGCGGCTCTGCGGGTCAAAGCATCGTATCTCAACTTCACCACAGGCACATCTTCTCGTTCGGTAAGGTGAATAACCTCTAAAAGTGCCTTATCCGACATCACATGGGCCGCAGCCTCTTCCGCCATCCGATAATCCTTCTCAAAATCGGGGTGGTTTTTGAACCATTTATAGATGGTCCCTATGCTGGGGGCTCCTGGCTGATCGCAAAATGTTTTAAGAGAGTTACCCTCGGTAATCCAGTCAAGAACTTTAAACATAATATCTTGCCGACCGTGTATTGTTCCATTAATTGTCCACTCATCGGCCTGAGCATCACGGCGTAGCCTGTCCATTTGACCCCTGTAAGAGTTAAGTTGTCTCAAGGACTCACCGTGCTTTCTTGTTTCTCTATTGTGAATTTCTGCATACTGTAACTTCCTAAGTTTACAATACTGAGTCTTTGTCAGTTTGTACCGATAGTGTTTGCTGATCTGCTTTTTGGCCAATGGACTGAACTCCTAGGGCGTGGAAATTTTCGTTGGTCAGCGACAAAGATTTAATCAACTGATCAACAATTTTTTCCGATCCCTGAATTTGAGAAAGGGTTTGTATGCTGGTGGTAATATCTCTCACCACTGAGGCATAGGTTCGTACGGATTCGACTTGCTTTAGATCCTCAAGCGACTGTGCTACCGCAACTTCTCTGCGTTGCGTTTCACCGAGTAGGTTGTTAAAGTGATTCATCATCTTTTCAAACTGAACCTCAGACATCTCAACGCCAAAGCCTGCGGGTTTTTTGGGCTCTGGCCAATTCTCGGTATTTATGGGTGTGCTCATAAGTTCTCCTAGTATAAATATAAGTTAAGAAATAAAATTCTTTTTATTGCTTTTTTCTGATTCTTTCATTTTTAATTCTATCTTCTTGCGATATTTTTCATCACAATGCAAGAGCAAAGAACGTATGCACAAGAGCAGATGAGATTGGACTTTAATTAGATGAGCGGCTTCCTCTATATCCAACTCAAACTCTTCAGGGAGTTCTATAGCCGCCAACTCGGCATACTCAATGATGGCGTCAAGAGTTTCTCGGTCTAAGTGAGCCCAATTTTCTTTAGGGTCGATGCTCATAGGGTTTCCTTTTTAAAGCGTCTGCGGGGTTTCTTTTTCTTGCCGTTTTCTGAATAATAAATCACCATCGGATTACCAATCTGGTCATAGAACAGGGGCGATACGGCGATTGTATCAAACGGAATATACTTTTCGTCTCTCCATACAAAAATCTCTACATCACCACGAGCCACGGATTGATGAATGGCCTGACGAGAGACACCACGAATACGACCCAGTTCGGCCTGAGTAATAATACCAATGTATCCGTTGATGAAATCAATCTCCGTCATTTGTTTCCACAGGTCTTCTCGAATAGGGAAGAACCCGTCTAATTTCTTGTAGGGCTTAAACTGCTCACGCAAAGAAGGCATCTTCATATTAGATCGGCGTAGTGACATTTGATGTTCCATGTATTCTTTCAAAAGAATTCCAGTCTGGTGAAAGGCATCTTCAAAAGATTGACCATAGCCCGTTAAGAATAAAAGACCCGTGCTGTCGTAGAGCCTGATCTCGTGTTTGTTTCTATCTATCCCGTGTTTGTAACTCAGTTTAGGTTTGGGTAGTTGTGACATAAATCTCCAAAAATAAAATTAAAATTCAATCGTTCCAATTTGCACACGACCCCCGCAATTGGGGTCATACTTAATCGCCGCTTGTATGGCCTTCTTAATACGCTCTTTAGAGTTCTTGCTATTCGTGCTATGGGCAGCCCCTAGTGCATAAGGTTCCCCGCTTCCCACCGCACAAAACTCAAAGGACGGTATCTCCGTAACGGACATATCACTTGCAATACGATAGAGATGGTTCTGAAAGATCACTAGCATATCCAATGAATACGATTGTGGTTCTCCCCCTGATTCCTTCTCCTCTTTCCATCCATCGGCCGCAATAGCCCTCTTTAAGATGTCTGCAATTTCAAAACAACTAGAAGCGGACTCGAAATTTTTTGCACTTGACAGTATTAAGTTATCGAGTCTTGAGGATCCCGCAGAGCCTATGTAGATAGGGAACTTGGGACTCTTGCCCTTGAGTTTTCTCCACTTGGTAGCCACGTCATAGGCGGGGCCGTTGTCAAAGGTCACTCTGGTATCCGAGCCGTAAACGATTTTGTCAACTTCTTTTATTGCGGCGATAATCGTCATAAATTCCTGTTCATGCTTAAGTATTACAAATACTAGATTTATTCAACCCATTTGGGTTTGTCAAGCACAATTTTATTTTATT